AAGGAAAGAAAATAGCATGGATATTAAAAAGATGTTACTCGCTATGGCAGAACAACAAGCCGATAGCGTAAAAAGCGAGATGCTCTCATGGATACAAAGTGATGACTTTGAAGAAGAGCTTGCAGAAAAAATGGATAAAGCCGTTAACATTCCATTTGTCAAAGATGACCGAGAAAAAGAGTTTTTTCGTGGCGTAGCTGACCTAATTACTGATATTATATACGGACTTGCTGGTGGTAAATAAAGACCAGTTAATTAACCTCATAGATGAGACTTTGCATGATATAGGCTTGCATAGTAAAGAAGCGGTTTCGCTTGTTTTCAATACTGGCCTAGTCGAATCAAAGTATCAATATCTATACCAGGTTGGTGGTTCAAATGTGGCTCGCGGTTTTTTCCAGTGTGAGCCACACAATGCGGTGGATATATGTAAGAACTATCTTAATTATAGAGAAGATCTTATGCGCGAAGTCGCTAATGCTTGTATGTTAGACTGGCGCTTTTTTACTAGTCCAAATGAAGATGCTTGGCGCAAGATATTAACTTATAATGTTAAAGCGCAAATAGCTTTTTGCAGACTACACTGGCGCAGAGTGCCTCAGAAATTGCCTAAAACAATTAAAGAACAAGCTCGTCAATGGAAACAGTACTATAACACTGCACGTGGCAAAGGCACTGTAGACCATTTCATCAAGATAGTAGAAGCATATGGATAATGAAATACAAAAAATAGAAAACATAATTGAAGTAATGTGTCAGTTAAAAGAATTAGAAAAACAAATACGCAGTGATTACAATACACAAGGTGAGTCTCTTGCGCTTATCCTTGCTTTAATATCAACAGCAGAGATACCAGATGTCACATTACTTCCCAATCAAGATAATATGGCGGTAGCATGAGCAGTATATATTCAGCATTCTGTAATAATCATAGCGATTTAAAAAGCGTCGTTAGTGATATTGATCGATATGACCGCAAAGTTGTATTAAATCCCAATTGGAAAACGACTGCTACATCTAACTTATACGAATTAGCAGATAGCGGTTATGTAGAGCAAGCATTTAAAGATAGCGCAGAGATGTCTATGGTGACAGATACACCTAATGCTGATAATGAAGCACAGTATGTAAGCGCTAGTAACTCTTTATTCTACTTTCTTGGTTCCTCTAGTGTCTCTGCACTGAATAGCGCGGTGTTTGAGTCAGGTCAAGATTGGGATGCTCTAAAAACAACAGTATGCAAAGAGCAAGCTGATATGATGCGCTCTTATTTAAACAGACCCATATATAAAAAATTAAACTCTACATACCAAGGCGCAAGTGAGCGCGCATATGATTTTATTATTGTAAGAATTAATTCTATCCTCGCCTGCGCCGACCTGGTACGTAGTAGTGACCCTGAAAAAGCAGATGCAATAGAAGCACTAGCTATTAATGGTGATGGTAGCGGTCTTTTAGATAAGCTTAAACGCCGGGAATATGTTATGTCGAATGAAACCTCATTCGCATCAGAAAAAGGCGTTATACAAGAAGTAAGTGTTCATACAAATACAACAGGATATATCGAAGATATTAAGTTGAATGGTCCGCCCTCAGTTGACTATGACGAAGTGAGGGTGGTTATTAGTACTGGTGGCACATTTGCCGTAGGTACAGCAAGTCCAGTAAAGTATGATGTGTACGTAAAAGATGATACTGGTATTAGAATGCATAAAGTAGTTAGTGCTGAACAGATGAGTGGTGACTATCAGCAGTTAGCTTATGGCGCACAGATTCGTTTTCAGGCAGGCGTTTACACCTCGTCTGATGAGTTCGCAATTATTTTTCAAAGCAGTGAGATACCAGTAGGAACAGTTAAATCAGGACAAATATATAGATAAGGAGTAATTATGCCAAAAGGACCAGGTTCATATGGAAGTAAGCGTGGAAGACCACCAAAGAAAAAGAAAAGTAAAATGAAAAAGCGCAAAAGCGTGTCATCGAAGCGCCGTTAATATAGATGGCCATTTCGTATGAAAATGTCATTTATGATCGTGTCATTGAGAATTTATATAGCATTATTGCTGATGAGTTCTCAATACCGATTCATTTTAATGCCCATGAGGGTAATCAAAGCTTTTTGATAACGCTAGTATCTGATGAACTTGAAGATTCGCTTACAGATGGGCAAACAAGGAATTGTGAAGTCCAGATAAGCTATGAGCTAATGTCTTCAGGGAATTATACAAAAAATAGTGTTAAGCAAGTTAGTGAAATTGCAGAGCGCTTAAAGAGGTTATTGTATAACAATAGGAATTATGCAGAGTCTGGCACAAACAAGTTTTTTAATGGTATTGTAAGCGGTGTAGAATATGAGCGAGATGAAGATAATGAAGATTTATTGCGCAGTATTTTATCCTTTACATGTACAACACTGGAGTTAGTATGAGCTATATAGCTAAAAAAGAATATTTTGCATTGCCTGATGAGGACAACTTTCTTGCCTTGGGTAGCGCATCAACACATTTAAGATTAAAAAGTGGCTTAGAAGTAGAAGTGCCAAAAGCACTAATACCTTTGCCTAAGAAGTTAAAAGACTGTTTAAAAGAATCAAAAAAAGAGGCTAAGTAATGGCTAAAAGCACAACATTTCAAACTAAAACAAATTCTAAAGTTACAATTGGCACAGAAGTAACATTGGGTACGGCTACACTAGCTGCTGGCGTAACCCTTGAAATGCCAGTAACAGATTATAGCTTTTCGGAAGTAGCTGCACACACGCTTAGTGTAGCACCGTTCCGCTTAAATGGTGGCCAAGCGCAAAGTGATGATATGGTTAGAGCGCAAAGACATGATAGAATGTATGAAATCTCAATGACATTTATGGCAAGTGATAAAGCAATAGATAGAATTTGCCTTGCCTTATTTGGTGATGGCACTACACCGAATGCATTAATAGGTAGTATGCCTGCTGCTACAACCTATAGTGATGGCGTAGCTAGTATTGTACCGGTGACCATACATTTTGAGGACTCAGATCCTGCTTCAACCGCAGCTTCCGGTGTAGACACCGAATTTAAAGGTTGTATGTGTACTTCATTTAGCTTGGCTGGTGATATTGGCAGTGATGGTGGTATGGTAATGGGTTCTGCTACGTTTGTCACAGGATATGCGCCTGTTCTAGCTGCAAAAACGTTTACAGGTGGTACTCATGTATTAAACAAGAATCACACAGCTTTCTTTAATATGCATGATTTAACCAAAACAGAGATTAATTCAGGTAGTGCTGAAGATTTAGTTTTATATAGCTTTGAATTAAACATTGCTAGAGAAGTAAATCGCGTTGGTTTTGATATAGCAAGCAATGGGTTTAAACCACTTGGTTATTCTGTTGGGGGTTATGAGGCTACTGGTAGCTTAACTGTAAAGCGAGATGCTGAATCAAAAACCGCTATTACATTTGCTGACACTGCTGAACCAGTCGTTGCAATTGATCTTGACACTGGCGTGTTTCAAATTCAAGCACCAAAAGCAATTATTGACACTGCTTCAATAAATTTTGATGATGATGGTTGGAAAACTGTTATTCCATTTAGATGTACCTACGATGGAGCTGATACAGCTAACACTGTTGTAAGCATCGGTACTGCCGCTTAAATCCTGGGTTAATACAAATAGTGAGTATGTATGACCATAAAAACAAAACATGGCGAATTTGAATGCCGTGATTTAACATTCAAGAACAGAAGAGAATTGCACCGTTTAGAGATTGCTGCTGTTGACGCAGAGGGCAAAGTCGATAACAGTAAATTCTACAAAGTATTAGACTGGGTAATGAATTTTGCATTTACAGATGCAGAAAAGTCTATAGGGCATTTAGATGATAACGAGGTAGACATTGTACTAATGGATATCTACAATGAGTATAAGGCCCCAAACAAAAAAAAGAATTAAAAGCTCGTGTAGCACTGTGGTTTCATTATCACAAAATTAAAACACGCGAGCTTACATTTCCGTATGAGGCAAAAAGTCCAACATTAAAACGGAAAATACAATATACAGAACAGGAGATGTGGCATGAGATTAAGCGCATACTGGAAGAGAATGAAGATGCAAAGTTTACTCCAGGTCAGCAATTATACTTTAATCTGCTTTACTGCGCTGATATTGCATATTTTAGCGATCCTGAAACAATGTTGTGGCTTGATGAGTTTATGGCTATCAAGCGCTTTAACCTACCCATTGCAACACATATAGACGATGCTGTTTATGAGCGATTCGTCATCTTTTCCGCTATAGATGAAGAGTATAATGCATGTATAAAATTGGAGCAAGATGAGCAAGTTCATCATAGAAATAAGAACTAAAGGTTTTACCGCAGCAAAAAAAGGCTTTAAAGAGATTGAGCAAGGCTCAAAAAAAGCTAAGAATGCTACAGAAAAACAGCGTCAAGCAACGGCTGGACTTCGTAGGCAAATTGGTGCATTACGAAACAACATGCTGCTGGTTACGTTTGCGACAGTTGGTTTTACGCGAGCTATTGGTAGTTTTGTTAATGCCTCTAGGCAATTTGAAGATGTAAAAACAAGATTAGTAGGTCTTACTGGCGGTGTTGAGAATGCAGAAAGAGCATTTAAAGCTTTTAATGAAGTAGCTGCCACAACACCATTTATGTTAGACGATGTGGTAAATGCTGGTGCGCAGTTACAGGCGTTTGGTTTGAATGCAGAGACAACATTAAGGTCTGTCACTGACCTTGCTGCGTTTATGGGTACATCTGCAACAGAAGCAGCGAATGCTTTAGGTCGTGCTTTTGCAGGTGGTGCAGGTGCAGCAGATATTTTACGAGAGCGTGGAATACTTAATATTATTAAGACAACGCAAGGTTTAGACGATTTATCTAAAACGACATTACCTCAATTTAGACAAGCATTACTTAAAACCTTAGTAGATCCTGCATCAGGCATAGAGGGTAGTAGTGAGCGCATGTCGAAAACCATGACTGGTGCTATTAGTAACATGATGGACGCAGTCACTAGATTTCAAGCGACCGTTGGTGATATATTAGCGCCAATTTTATTAAAAGCCGTAACGGCTACAGAAGCATTCTTTAGAGCTATCAATACACAATCCATAATAGATTTTACTAGACATGTTACTGGTTTAGGTATTGCATTAACCCTATACAATGCTAAAGCTATTGCTGCTATGCTATCAACTATAAATTTTAGTAAAGCACTAAAAGCTAGTGCTGTTGGCATACTGGCACTTGCTATTAGTAAGCTTTTAGAATACACTGGTGCTTTCCAAGCTAATACAACTGCTGTAAATACCAATACTCAGGGTATACAAAATGCAACCATGAGCATGAATCAGTATATTAACACTTTAGGTCAAAGTAACATGGTTCTTGAAAAAAATACTGAGCTTCAAAAAATTCAAGAATCATTAATGAATAAATTGTTTCTAATTAATATGCAAAATAATGGTGCAACAGACCAGCAGTTAAAAGTGTCACAATTAGTACTAGATTCAGAAAAATTATTAACACAAGTATTTGGCGATCGCTTGACTTTTCAAAAGGGTGTTAGTTTGCAGAATGGCGAATTAGCAATGAGTGTTCAAAACATAACGGCTGAAGAAGGTAAGTTTTTAAGTGTCGTTCAAGAAGGTTTTAATATCCAAAAAACTAATATTACACAAAGCAAAGACATGGCTATGTCTGCACAACAATTAGGTAGTGCTTTTAGTCAGGTTGGTTTGAATCTACGTGCCTTAAGTCAGGAAGGTTTATCTGCTGAAAAGAAATTTGCAATTTTACTAAAAACATTAGGAGCTGTCTTATCATTAGGCAAGACTACATCTGCTGGCGGCGCAGCAGTAAGCGCTTTTGCTAGTTTGTTTGCTCATACTGGTGGACTAATACAAAATAATGGCATACAGAGATTTGCAACAGGTGGTATGGTCCAAGGACAAGATAATGTTCCAATTATGGCGCAAGCTGGTGAGTTTGTTATGCGTCGTAGCGCTGTAGATAGAATTGGTATACAAAACTTAGCAAGTATGAATAGCGGTGGTGGCGGTGGTGGCTTAACTATTAACATTGCTGGAGATATGGTTGGTGACGAAGATCATGTCAGAACTAAAGTATTGCCTGCTATTAGAGAAGAATTAAGGCGTGAAGCTAACGCATAAACCATGGCTTTATCTCCTCATGCAAATTTTACGAATAGCCTCAAGCGTAATAATGACATTTTTCCCATACTCACAATTGCTGGTAGCTCAACTTTATACCTTAGTACAAGAGATGTTACTGTAGAATCGCAAGCTTATGATGGTAGATTATTAAATGCACCCGGTGTCAATAGCAATTTAGATTTCAAAAACTTTTCTGCCTCTACTAGCTCCATCACTTTACGTATTGCTAATGCTGGGTATAGTGCATCGTTTGGTGACCGCATTAATAAAGCAGTCGTAATTTATTATGCTACGAATGGCACATTAGCTTCATTAGCTACATGCCTTAAAATATTTACTGGTGTTATAAAGTCAGTATCAAAAGTAACACCGCAAGAAATATCAATCTTATGTGAAGATAATTCAGGGTGGCGCGATAATAAGATACTAACGAGTCAAGTTGGCGTAGCTCCTGGACCTGGTAGCCAAATGTTTCGCTCTATCTCATACGGTGCATATGATGTAAACGTATCAAGTCTTAACAGTCCTGGTACATGTAGAAATAAAAAACTTAGACCAATTAAGTTTATTGCGCATGATAAGAATAGTTTATACTACGATGAGGGTTTAAACGATACCGGTGGACAACCACATATGTATGTGGCAGATATAGATCGCTTTGTACCCATTGAAGAGGCACAAACAAGCTCTACAACTAAATATTCAACAAATACACTAATTGTAGATAATGACGCTGACCCAGCAACAAATAAAAATTATTTTAAAATGTCAGTCCGCATGTACCCCGAAGAACAATCTCAAGACGCTGATATTAATGCAGCAAATATGACATTTAACACTATTGCAGATGCAATTAATGAGGATACGAGTGATTTCAAAAGATGCACAGCAGCAGCAGGCTCTAGTAACCTTAGTGGTGTCTTTGGTGTAATGGCCGGCACGTTAATGGGTTCAATTCACACAGTAAAGTTAGTTATTAGAGGTCAATGCTCTCTTGCTAATGCTGCCAACGCTTGGTTAGATGCAGCAGACGGCACAGATATATTAGCAAGTGATGAACGAAACATTACGACTTCAAATGGATGGAATGCGCAGTTATCAACAAGCACTGTTACTGAAATTAAATTAGATGTGACATCAAAGTGGAATGACCACTCAAGTGGTGTCAATTTAGACGGCGTTCAAATGGGTTTTTATATACAGTCTACATCCTCTTCTGCGCAAACAATTGATGTTTATGAAATGTTTTTAGATTTTACGACTTTTATTGAAATACCAAATTCTACAACTACATTTTTATCGCGTGATCAAAACTTACCGAGTATATTGTATGCCGGTACTGATTGCGCGACTTTAGATGGATTAACAGATATTAGCGGAAGTTCGCCAGTCGATGTTCATTCTAATTTGGTCACAAACTTTGGAAACGCCGCTGCTGATTCTACTACAAGAACCGCAATAGATGGTGAATATACGAATATTACACGTTGCACAATTGATAGTGAGAATATGAGAGTCCAAGATGCATTATTAAAGCTTCAACGTGAGGGTGGTTTTATTAGCTATGTTAGACCTAGCGATGGCCAATTGTACTACTTAATCGAAGAAGCAGAAAACCGTGGCTCAACGCCAACAGTAGATAGTGACTTAACTGTTTCTAGCTATCGCAATCCATCCTTTAGTACACTTTCAACAAGCGATATGCTTTGGAAAGTGCTTTTTAGGTATGATAAGCATGTCGGATCAGGAGCATACTTAACGGCTGGAGAGTCAAAGGATACTAATACACAGACAGCTTATGGCTTTGATGATAATGATAATGTGATGACAGTTAATAATGACTGGGTAAATGCCACTAAAAATGCAACTAATTTACTTGCTCTATTTAAATATCC